ATGCACCGCACAGAAGCCGCGCTGGATGCCTTCACGCCGCTGGCAGCGACCGGCGATCATTCGCTTGTCGAGGGGATGGCCGGCGAGATCATCGACGGCATGGGGTTGGACCTTGAACCCGGCACCCCGGCTTACCGCCAGTTCCTCACCGACCTGAACGCCGCGCGCATGGCGGCACTGAAAACGAGCCATGCCCGTGCCCGTGGCGACTTGGAGACTTCTGCCGAAAGCCCGCTGGTCGCCCGCGTGCGCCAGCGTGAGCAAGACAAGGCCAAGCTCGGTGAGACGTTGCTGGACCTGTTCGACCGCTATGCCGAACAACGCCTCGCCGAAGGCCGCAAGCGTGACGACACGCTCCAGCAGGACCGCAAAGTAGTCGAGCAGTTCGCGGCGTTTGTCGGAGCCGATCGCGCGGTCGCGTCGATCAAGCCGGAGCACGTCCGCGAATACCGCGACACGTTGCGCCAGTTACCGCCCAAATGGCGCGACAGGGCCGATATGCGCGGCTTGTCGATGCGGGAGGCAGCCGCGAAGGCCCGCGATGCCGATATGCCCCGCACGGCGCTCACGACGGTGAACAAGCACCTCTCCACCATATCGCCGCTGTTCGCTTGGCTCATCAAGGAACGATGGGATTTGTCGAACCCGTGCGCCGGCCTGTTTCACGACAAGGGGCGCGGCAAGAACCCGCGTCCGCCGCTTGGCACGGATCGCTTGAACAAGGTTCTAGCATCGCCCCTGTTCACCGGGTTCGAGGCGGATGACAAGGAGCACCGCCCCGGCGAGGTTCGCGCGGACGACTGGCGGTATTGGATTCCGCTGCTGTGCCTGTTCACTGGCATGCGCGTCGGTGAGGCGGCGCAGCTCCGCACCGAAGACGTGTCGCAGCACGACAGCGGCGCGTGGATCATCGACATTCAGCACGCCCCGGATAAGGGGCAGACGACGAAGGCGGGGCAATCGCGGGCATCGGTCGCGCATGCCAAGCTGGTGGAGCTTGGGTTCGTGGCCTTCGTGGAGGAACGCCGCACGGCTGGCGGTGATAGCCGTCTATTCCCGGAGCTGGTGGCGAACGATCGTGACCAGTTAGGCGCGGAGCCTTCGGCGTTTTGGCGCGACTACCTCACCCGCATCGGTGTGAAGGATGGTGCCGATGGCTTGGGAGCGCATAGCTTTCGGCACGAGCTGGCAGACCGGCTTCGGGTAGAGGTCGGGCTGGTCGACGACCAGATCGCCGTGGCGCTGGGACATGACCAGAAAAGCACAACTGCCGGCTATGGCGCTGTGCGACAGGGCACGGTGCGGTTCCTCGCGCCGGTGATCGAGCAGGTGCGGTTCGACGGGGTGGAGTTTGGTGGATTGTCGCGGTCGGCATAGAAGCCCATAGAGCGCCGATCAGCGCCACGGGCCACCCGTGTAGCCAAATGCTCCAAATCGCGCTGTATGGTGCCTCTGCGGGGCAAATTGATGCATGTGAACAACACTGTTGCCATGTGAGCACATCATTCCGCTTTCGATGACGCGGCTATGTTCGCCCCGCAAAGCTGCCCGCCGGAGTGAGTTCGGGCAAACCGTGAACCCCCTAGCGCGCGCCCGCGTGTATATATAACCCCGCGTAGCGCGTGGGCGCGCATCCAATAAGAATCAAATATCTAATAGATTCACGAATCAGAATCAGAATCGATTCAATGAATCAGGTATCCCTCACTTCGTTCGGGATACCGAGCGACGCTTCGCATCGCTCTTTTCATGTCAAAGAACCGTTTCGGGACTATTCAGAACCCGAGCAGAAACCGACCTCGGGGTTCAGCGAAGCCAGCGGTGTTTAAGAAATCTGTTCCCTTTCCGTGCTAGATCGGGTATTATGCTCGGCGTTGGCATGATCCCGACAGACCCCTCGCGGAGTTCGAGGCCAAACCGCTCCAAGCATCCCGGTGTGCTCAAACACCTGAGGAAGTCTGACGCGAAGACTTAGACCGCGCTCACTCGGAACCCCATGAGCCACTAGCCGCAAAGCGGCACTAGGCACCGCAAACCCTATCGGACCGCGTGCGGTCCCCGCCCGGACAAGGGCCGCTCAAGCCGAGCGTCGTTTGGCTGATCCCGCGAACCACGCGGCGTTCAAATCAGCTCCCGAGTTCGTCCGCTTGTCCACCCCGTCTGCCACGTCCAGCCTCGCCGCGTCGATCGCCTCATGGCGTTCCGGCAGCGCGGGCTTTTTCAAGTTCCTTGAGGACATGCAACCGCGTGTCCGGTCGAGCACCGGCGGGTTCACCCCGTTCGTTCCCGGACCCCGCGAAAGCGCGGAGATCGCCAAGGCGCTGGACGGCAAGGACGTGTCAGTCGCGTGTTTTTGCTGGCCCCGTCGACATGGCAAGTCTGTCACATCCGCTATGATTATCGTTTGGCGGTTCCTCACTCGCCAGACCGAAACCGTCGCCGTTGTCGCGAACAGCGAAAAGCAGGTGGTCGATACGGCGTTCCGGTCGATCCGTGAGGCTTTCGAGCAAACCCCCTTGCTCAAGCGTCTGGTCGCGGCGGGCACCATTAACGTGCTTGGCGACCGTATCGAGTTCCCGACCGCCGGCTCCACCATCCAAGCTTTCAGCGCCAATCCTGCGGCGCTGTGGGGCAAGAAGCTGTCGTGCGCCCAGGTGTCGGAGCTTCACGCCGCGCCGCGCGGCGATGAGGTATTCGCGGCGCTCGCCGGCTCGTTGCTCGACACCGCCGGCTCCCTCATGCTGATCGACAGCACCGTCTCCCCGAAGTCGAACAAGCTCTTTGAGCTGTATCAGGCCGCGAACCATCCGACCGACCCCGATACGTCGATCGCGTTCAGTCACATCGCTTACGCTGACCTTGACGACGCATGCCGCAACGCACCGCCGTGGATCAGCGAAAGCAAGCTCCGGTCGCTGTCGCGCCAGATGCTGCCGCATGAGTTCGCGTTGTATCACCTGAACCGCTGGGGCGATGCGACCAGCGCCTTGTTCCCCGCCGATGTGCTGGCAGCAAGCACCCACGAATACCCACTCGACGTAAAGGCGCTTGCCGCCGGGTCCGCCTACATCGTCGGCGGGGGATTGGATCGCGCGTTCGGTGGATCGCACCACGGCGACTGCACGGTGACCGCCTGTGTCGCCAAGATCGTGCTGGACGATGAGGAGCACCTGTTCGTGCTGGACGCCGACAGCGTGTTTCTTGGCAGGCTTGGCGGCATCAAAACCCGGCTTGACGGTTACCATCGGAGCTACGGCATGAGCCGCGCCACGCTGGAGTCATACGGGGCACAGGACGTGGCGGATTGGGCCGCGACACAGCCGTTCAGCTCCGGCGTCGAGGTGATCCACCCATCGCGCAAGTCGAAGTATCAGGCCTTTATGGGGCTGTATCAGGCTGCCGCCGAACAGCGCCTCCACATTCACCCTGCCTTCAAAGACCTACTCGCCGAACTCGCCGTGTTCGAGGTGCACGCAGACGGCAAGGCGACCGATGGCGAAGCCGCCGTTCCCAAGTTCACGCACCCGCGCGGCGCACACGATGACTTTGTGCATGCGCTGGCTTGGGCTGCGCACTCCCTCCGGCACGTCTCCCTGAACCACTATGAGCTTGACGGCATCAATTGCCACGGGCGCGGTCCTGCCATCGCGGCGTGCGTCCTGAACGGTGGTGCTCATGTGCCGATGTGCGCGCGTGAGTGCCGGTCGATGCGCGAAGCCTCACGCCTGTTCGACGCTTACCGTGCTCGCAAGCCTGTCCAGCCGGTTGGCTTTGAAGTCTTCGCGACGACGAAGCTAAAAAATGTTGGCGCACATACGGTGCCACGATGAACAAAGATTGTGACTCTCAAGCAGTATTAAGCTATACTGCTAACACTTTCGTCTGTTTGGAGCTTAGTGCGTCAAGTGTTGTTCGCGACTGACACTGTTCGTATAGCAAATGCGTCTCGCGATCGCAAGGACGATTGTGCGCGTCGTCTTCGCTACTATTGGGATGAGCAGTCTCAAGAGGCGCTCAAGCTCATTGCACGCCGCTGGTCGCGCCCTGAACAGTTCCGGCTTTTCAGCATCAATCTAGTGCGCGCGATCACTAACCGCCGCGCCAACACTTACCGCATCCAGCCCCGGCGCGTGTTCACCGGCGTCGATCAAGCGACAATGGACGCGCTTTACCGTGCGATGAACGCCGACGCCGTGCTCAAGAAGGCTTCGCGCTATGTGAAGCTATGCAAAACGGGGCTGTTGCAAGTCGGCTATAACGACGCGACCGGCACGCCGACGCTCAACGTCATCACGCCGAACGTGCTGGACGTGCTCTACAGCGACCCGGAAAACCCGGAACGTGTCATCATCACGCACGGCGCGACCCGCGCCGAAGACGTGACCTATTCCGATTGGACCGCCACCGGCTTCCGGCACCTGAACTATCGCGGCGTGCCCCGCCGGGTCGACGGCAACCCCGGCAACGCCAATCCCTATGGCGTGCTGCCGTTCGTGCCTCTTTTCGACCGCCTGCCCGACGACCAGTTTTTCCTCCCCGGCGGTAACGACCTGATCGAGGCGCAAGACGCCGTGAACGTCGCACTGGCGAACCTGTGGCGCTCGGTGGAGACACAGGCGCACGGGCAAGCATGGGCGACCGGCATCAGCGCCAACGAGGTGCTACAGTTCGGCCCCGACCGCGCAATCGCGCTGCCTCAAGGCGGGCAGTTCGGTTTCGCGAGCCCAAACTCTCCGATCGCGTCGATCCTATCGGCGATTGAGTTCGTGTTGCGCCAGACCGCCGCCACGCACGGCGTTGGCAGCGACGTGTTCGACCTGTCCAAGGTCGCCGAGTCTGGCAGCGCCAAGCACGCGGGGCGCATCGAGCTTCGTGAGGAACGGCTGGATGACATCGCGCAATGGCGGATCGCCGAAGCCCGCTTGTTCGCGGTGCTCAAGGCTGTCGTGAACACGCATCGCCCCGGCACCATCCCCAACGACGCCACGATCGCGGTCGATTTTGCCGAGTTGCAGGACCAGCTCACCGAAGCCGAACAGCTCGCCAACACCCGCGACAAGATCGACCTGGGGCTTTGGTCGCCGGCTGACGCCCTCATGGCGCTAAATCCCGATGGTTTCCCCGATCGCGCTGCCGCGATGCGCGAACTCCAATCCCGCCGCGACGAGTCCGCCGCGCTTGCGCTGCCCCTGTAGGAACCGACATGGAAAACGAGAACCCGACGCCCGATCCCGCCGTCGCGGAGCTTGCTGCCCTCAAGGCACAGCTCGCCGACACCGCCACCACCGTGCTTGCCAGCGTGCCGGAGCACTTGCGCGGCCTGATCCCTGCCAGCCTGTCGCCCGCCGACCAGCTCGCATGGTTTCACTCCGCCAAGGCAACCGGCGTGTTCGATGGCAAGCCGGCGGTGCCCGCCACCGACAGCGGCAAGCCCGCAATCACGCCGACCACCCCCGACCCCGCCTCGCTGCCCGTCTTCGCGCGGATGGCGGGTGGCTACCGCAAGTAGCAGAACAAGAGAGGAAACCTGTAAGTGCTAACCATTTCGGAATGGGCGAAGCTGAACCCCGACCAGCTCACGTCCGGCATTGTCGAGATTTTCGCGACCGAGAACCCGGTGCTCGCCGCGCTGCCGTTCATCAATATCGCCGGCAACGCCTACACCTACAACCGCGAACAGTCGCTTCCCGGCGTGGCGTTCCGTGGCTTCAATGAGGGCTACGTGGAGTCCACCGGCGTCTTGAACCCGCTGACGGAAACGCTGACCATCCTCGGCGGCGACAGCGACTTCGACGTTGCACAGATCGCCATGCAGACCGGCGACAATGACACCCGCGCCATTCACGATGGCATGAAGGCGAAGGCCGCGACCCTGACGTGGTTGCGCACGTTCTTCGACGGCGACACGTCCAAGAACCCCAAGGAGTTCGACGGACTGAACCGCCGCCTCATCGGCGAGCAGGTGCTGACCGCCGGCACCAATGGCGGCACGCTTGAGTTCGAGATGCTGGACGAGCTGGTTGACGCCGTGCGGGGCACGCCCTCGTTGCTGCTGATGAACAAGACGATGCGCCGCACCGTCCGCGCCATGTGTCGCAACATGGGCGCGCTCACCATCACCACCGACCAGCTCGGCCGCGAACTGGAAGGCTATGCCGGCGTGCCGTTCGGGCTGGTCGAAGAAGACGAGACCGGCGCGGACATTCTGGCGTTCGATGAAACGCAGGGCACCGCGAACGCGACCACCAGCATCTACGCCGTCCGCTTTGGCGCTGACACGCTCCACGGCATCCAAACGAAGCCGATCGAGGCGCGCGACCTCGGCGAGGTGAACGACAAGCCGGCGCTCCGCACACGCACCGAATGGTATTCGGGCTTCGTCATCAAGCACCCGAAGGCCGCTGCCCGTCTCAAGGGCATCAAGGCCGCATAAGTTCACCCCGGCGGGCAATAGAAGCCTCCCCACATACTCCCGGCGCTGGAAAGGTTGCCCGCCGCGCGCCGGGAGGTGGGGATGGGGCCGGTGCGATACCGGCGTCGGATAAGTCAGTGAGTGCCGACGCATGGAAAAACCCTGACCGCCAGCGGCGCCCAAGTCTCACCGGGCGCGCGGCTGGCAACCTCATTCCAAGGTGCCCGATGCTCGCCGACCTGCTGCCCCTCATGACCGACACCGTGCGCCAGCTTCACGCGGGCAAGCGCGACCTGTTCGGCAAGGTGCAGGAAGGCACCTGCACCGAGCACCGCGCGCGTGTCACCTACAGCCCCGGCAAGGCGCTGGGGCAGGCATCCCGCGAAGCCATGCCCGACGCCACCGCAACCGTGTGGCTGATCGACCACCCGCACCCCATCGCCATCGGCGACACTTTCGAGCTGCCCGACGCCGCTGCCCTCAAGGTGGCGCGGCTTGAGCGCCGCAAGCTGCCCGGTGGCGTGCTCCACAAGGTATATCTGACGTGACCGACCCTGTGCCCGCTTGGAAGATCCGTGCCGGCGTGAACTCCTATGCCAGCCTCGCCGACGCGCAAGGCATTGCCGCGACCCGCCTGTTCGCAAGCGCATGGAACGGCGCAACCGCACAGACGCAATCGCAAGCCCTCATCACCGCCACAGCGTTGCTGGACCGCATTCGGTGGCAGGGACGGCCCCTCGCGCCGACACAGCCGCTGGCATGGCCGCGCGTGCCCGACCGCTGCCCGCACGGCTACCCGCTAGCCGCTGCTACGCCGCCCGCGATCGTGACGGCGTGCGTGGAGCTGGCGATACACCTACTGACACAGGGCGCGCTTTCCAGCGCCCCCGTCATGCAGCGGATGCTTGGCGACAGCATGACCATGTATTTCCCGACGATCGCCGATGAGCTGCCGAAGCACGTCCGCCGGCTGATCGAGCCGCACTTGCTCGCATCGTCCGCCAACGTCGCAGAGGTGGCGCTGTGATCGACCAGCTGACCGCACGGCAGGAAGCGGACCTGAAAGAGACGATCGACGCGGCGCTTGATGACGCAATCGCACTGTTCGACATGCTTGCTGTCGCCGCGCTCATGGCGAACGCCGATGATGAAGGCCCCGAAGCCCGCGACCACTACGCCGATCAGCTCGCCACGCTCACCGGCACCGACGATCCCGAACAAAGGCAGCTCGCCGACGCGCTGGACGCTGCCGGCGGCCTAGCTGGCCTCGCATCGATCTTCGCAGCTGTCGCGGCGCTTGCCGCCGCACAGGCCCGCCACGTCGCGAACACGAACGCTGCTGATGCCGTGATCGCACGCGACAACGCGATCCGCTCATTCCGTGCCGCCTATCTCCACGAAAGCGCCAACGCACTCCGCGACACCGCCGATCGCATGCTCGCCGCACGCGGCAGCGCCGACAGCCGCGCCGCCCAGATCCGCCGCGCCATCGGCTTGTCGGTTGCGCAAGCCAGCTCACTTCACGCGATCCGCGAAGCCCTGATCGCCCATGCCGCCGATCCCGCGCGCGGTGCCGATTCCATTCTCGTCTCCGCACGGGGCAGCATCACCGCCGCACAGCGCCAGATGCTCGCCAAGGCGATCCGCGCCGGCACCAGCCCGGACCAAGCCGAAAAGCTGCTGGACCGCCACGCCAAGGCACTCCGGCAAGCCCGCACCAAGGCTGTCGCCGGCAACGCCGCGCACCAGATCGCCGAAACCGCCAAGCTCACCGGCTGGCAGATCGCACAGCGCTTCGGCGCGCTGCCCGCCGACCAGCGCCGCTACTGGCGCACCGCTGGTGACGAACGGGTGCGGCTCGCCCACGCACAGGTGCCGGGAATGAACCGTAACGGCGTGCCCCTCAATCAGCCGTTCGCAACGCCGCTGGGACCATGCTTCACGCCACCGCTTGAAGCCGGATGCCGGTGCAAGGCAACGCTGGAACGTGCGGCATGAACGCCAACGTCATCAGCCCCGAACAGCGCCTGTTCGTCGGCGTGATCGTCAACGCTGCACAGGAAGCCGCTGGCAGCGTCGTGACACGCGATCGACCCGAGAAGGCGTCCGCCGCACGAGACGATGCGCGCTCATGGTTCGCGGACGGCGGGGAGGACTTCGCCGCCGTCTGTGAGCTGGCCGGCTTGGAACCCAAGGAAGTGCAGTCGCGCGTGCTCGCTTATCTCCGGCGTGTTGAGCAAGACCCGAACGCCCGTGCGAAGGTGAAGCGGACCAACATGCCCCCGCGCCATCGCGACGTGTCGATCCCCGATGTTGCCCGCCATGCCGGCGTATCGCCGACCACCGTATCGAACGTCATCCACGATCGCCCGAACGTCACACCGGCAACCCGCGCCCGCGTGATCGCGGCAATCGAAGCCACAGGTTACCGCCACAATGCCCATTGAGCCGATCGCGTTCGATATGAGCATCGCCGGTCGCAAGATCGACGGGCGCACGATGGAAGCCAAGCGGTTCCGATTGATCGGCCTTGAACTCGCCGACCAGCTAGGCCGGAACCCGACCCCATCGGAGCGCCTATTGCTCATGAACGCCGCCACGCTGGCGATGCTGTGCGAACAGGCAACTGCCGACCTGCTGGAAGGCAAGCCGGTCGATCAAGAGAACTACCGCCGCAACGTGACGCTGCTAGGCGCGAACCTCATCAAGCTGGGGCTGGCGAAAAAGAGCCGTGACGTGTCAAAGCGGGATAGCGCCGGGATGGACGATTTTAGTGCGGCGCTGATCGAGGCGAACGCACACCCTTCCTAGTCGCGGGCAGTTCGGATAACCTCCGCTTCAAAAGGGGCGGTGCTTGGCAGACATTCCGACAGCGGCAGAAATAACAAAACTCACGGGGTTGCTGGCACCGGGCATTGTGATCCTGTGGGTTCGTTCCCGTTTCCGCGACACTGTTCCGCCGACACTTTCCGATAAGCTGACAAGCTATGCGGTTGTGTCGATTGCATACAGCGCTGCCTCTTACCCCATTTTTCACGCAGATATTGGACCAGCGCTGCCCGCGTGGCTGTGGCAGCTTCTGCTATATTTTGCAGTTCCGCTTGTCGTCGGCGTTGCCTTAGTGTTCTTCGACCAGTCTGAACGCTTCTACGCCCTCACCGAACGTTTAGGGCTTAGGCCGGTTCACCATACGCCGACCGCGTGGGATTATACCTTCCGTAAACGAGAACCATCGTTCGCTTTGGTGCATCTCAATGACGGCTCTCAGGTAGCCGGCGCTTGGATCGAGCGTTCATTCGCGTCGTCAACGTCTGGCGACCGCGACATATATCTGGAGCAAATGTTTCGGATCGGGGATGATGGTCAGTGGAGCGAGGTTGTTCCACCCCGCTCCATTCTTATTTGTGGCGGAAGCATCCGCATGGTTGAATTTATCAAAGGAGGTTCGGATGAGTGACAAGGACCGCAAGCAGTTTAACGATGGCTGGACGGTAAGCCAAAAGGGTTACACCCCGTCGAAGAGTCCAGACAGCTAAGGCTACAAGCCCGCGTCGGGAACTCTCGGAACTCCCCCGACGAGTGGATCGGCTGTGTCCAAGCCTGCGCCCGAGAAGAAGGGCTAATTTCAACCGGAAGCGAAGGAAGCATTCAATGGACGATGATACGTTCATCTCGATGAATGGCTGGGGCATGGGCAGGCTGCCTATCCGTGGCGGCATGGGTAAAGTGCAAGGCGGCTACATCGGTCCCAATGGAGGACTTGGTGCGCTTCCAACGGTGGGCAGCCTGGTTGCGAAGCCAAAGCCCCCGCAACCGCCCAAGGATGAAAAGAAGGGCTGACGGCAAAACACAACCACGCGACCCGTAGCCCGCCGCTCCACACCACCCCGGAGTTCATGGCGGGCCGGGTTCCCGATCGCAGCACATGCCGCGACCGCCTCCACAGCCGTGTCACACCAGCAACACACAGGCACCGGCGATTCCGCACCCGAAGCACATCGCCGACCGCGCCTGTATCGAAAACGACCGAATACGTGCCAGATGCACCGCATGTATCGTAATATAGCTTGACGGTGGTTCCGATACGCTGGTAGTTCCGAGACACGCTTTCGATACAGGAGTCGTTCCCGTGGCCCGCACCTTTGCTTACTGCCGTGTCAGCACCGCCGACCAGACCACCGACAATCAGGTCCGTGAGATCGAGGCGGCGGGCTTCGCGATCGAACCGCGCCGGGTGATCGCCGAAACCGTTTCGGGATCGGTCGCCGCTATGGAACGCACAGGGTTCGCCAAGCTGGTCGATCGCCTTGAGGATGGCGACGTGCTGATTGTAACGAAGCTGGACCGCTTGGGGCGCAACGCGATGGACGTGCGCGCCACCGTGGAGGCGCTGGCAGCGATCGGCGTGCGGGTGCATTGCCTCGCCCTTGGGGGCGTGGACCTCACCAGCGCGGCGGGAAAGATGACGATGGGCGTGCTGTCGGCTGTAGCGGAGTTCGAGCGCGACTTGCTGATTGAGCGCACGCAAGCCGGCCTGTCGCGCGCCAAGGCGGAGGGGAAGGCGCTAGGGCGTCCGTCCGCCCTCACCGTCGCACAACAGCAAGCGGTGATCGCCAGCCGCGCACAAGGCGTGTCCCTCGGCGTATTGGCAAAGCAATATGGCGTGAGCCGCTCTGCCATCCAGCGGATAGAGAAGCGGGCATAGGGTAGGGGCACCCCTACCTACCCCACCCCCTCCGGGGTGGAGGCACGATCTACAGCGCGAAAATTTTATAGATGAACATCGATCGATGCGAGTTCGCGCGCTGATCGTTCTGGTTGGCAGATCGAACGCACGCGACCGAAACGTCGACAGCGCCCCGCACAGCCTCACACAGCGCCGAGAGGGAGTTTGCGGGAAATCCCACCGGCCAGTCGGTGCATTCGAGCACCAGCAAGCCCGGAGCGCCCGCACAGGGCCGTTTACATAAGGCTAGCGAGCCGATCCACCAACATCATCGAAACCGTGCGAGCCGTAGCCTCGCCGGCCTAATGGTGCATGCCAGCTTGCCAAATTGTCGCTGCGATCCCGGCGAACCTCGGAGCGCGGCGTGCTCATGGTGTGCGGCGTTGGTTTGTGCCGAATCACACAACATCGAGAATGTGAACGACTCAGCTGGCGCGAAACCCCGTCAAGGGGCGGACCTCAATTTTCGTGTCAAATCGGCCCGCGCCCCTATCGCTTCGGATTTGCTGTGCGCTCCGGGTTTACTGCCCGCCGGGTTTCCAGTTCTCGCGCTTGCAGGACTCTGGCGACTCCGATCCCGATGCCTTCATGCGATCAGTTGCGCAGGCAAGCGCTTGGCTGACATACGGCCCCATACTCGGCGCGCTCTTTGGCATCGGGCAGCGGTTATCCCGCATCAGGTCCAGCGCAATCTTCGCCGTCGCCAGAGAGTTCGCGTCTTCCATCTGCCGGAGCGTTGCACGGGGCGCGCTGTTATCGCCGACCGATGAGGCGAAGTTCGCCGCTAAGTCCATTGAAGCGCCGTCATACTGGCGCATGAGCGTGGCACACGTTCCCGCCGGAGCTGCTGCCGGCGCTGCCGCTGGCTTCGTCTGTGCTGTCGCTGGCACGCCGGCTGGCACCATCGCTAGCGCGGCCATCATCGCAAGGTATCGCATCAATCCCCCTGTTGGTTGAGCGACTGACACGATACCCGGCGCTAAGCGTCTGTCTAGGCGGCTTCGCGCCGCAAGTAATTTGCCGCCCCTAAGTCGATGATGGCCGCAGGGTCTACCCGATTGAAGTCAAGTAGCAGTTCTTGCTCCCCTCCGCGATTGCGGTTGCAGTAAGCAAACACGGCTTCGCGCGGCACGGTCGCCTTGATGATAACCGGAAGCCCTGCCTTTGCATCGTCGCGGCGCTGCCATGACCTGCCTCGCATGTAGTAGGCCGCGACATCCTCATCGATCGCCCAATGCATGCTTCGCATTACCTCGGTCACGGCGTCTTCGGGGTAGATGGCGTTCACGCAGCCGCCCCGGTAGATCGTCACTTCGTCGGGAAGGCCGCGCCAGCACTCATATTCGCGGCGCGTCATCATGCCGAGCGGGCAGGCTTGGCGTGCGAAGGACACGAGGTTTTGCGCCGTATACCAGTCAGGGAAGCTGTCACCGCCCCGAACGGTGGTCACGATGCGCACAGCGGCACCGAACACAAGGCGATTGATAAGGCCTTGGTCAAACGCATCCAC